ATAAATCTCGCTGAACACCTACCCGCTGGCACTCTGGACGAAGTCGGTGCCATGTGTGCCAAAGGCTACCGGGACGATCTTGATTCAAGAAGAGAATGGGAGGACCGCAACGCCGAAGCACTCAAACTGGCAATGCAGTACTACGAGCGCAAGTCCTGGCCTTGGGAAGGTGCCTCGAACGTCAAGTATCCCCTGATTACGACGACAGCAATGCAGTACAACGCAAGGGCTTATCCCGCTCTTGTGCCTGGCAGGGAAGTCCTTCGAATCAAAACCTTCGACGGTGTCAGGGATGACACACTGGTACAGATCGAAAAGGCACTTAACTGGTCCATCATGGAAGAGTCCTCCGAGTGGGAAGAGGAACACGACAAGCTGCTGATGATCCAGCCCCTGGTTGGATTCGTGGTAAAGAAAGTCTTCTACGATCCGCAGCTGCTGAGAAACCGGTCCCAGGTGGTACTGCCACAGAACTTCGTTGTGGACTACTTTGCCAAATCACTGGATTCGGCAACAAGAAAAACCCATGTCCTTTCCTACACGGAAAACGAACTGGAAGAGATGTTCCGGATGGACTACTTCCGCAGGGTGGATGTTCAGCCGGTCGATAAAGAACAACGGGACTATGCAAAAGCGGTCGATGAGATCCATGGTTTTGAAAAACCTGTTGCTTCCGAAGAATACACCGTCCTTGAAATCCACTGCTGGTTAGACCTGGACGAAGATGGATATGCAGAACCCTATGTGGCCTGGATCATTGGCGAACAGGTACTGAGGATCTTCCCGCGCTTCGACAAGATCTACTTTGCGCGTAAGGGAGACATTATCGAGGCAACCAACACGGATCTCCTTGGAATGGGCTATAAGGTGGCCCGAATCCAAGCAGAGGAGTATTTCGTCAAGTACGGGTTCATACCTTCACCGGATGGATCCATCTACGACATTGGCCTTGGAATTCTGTTGACTCCGAACAACGAGGCAGTCAACTCCATTCTTAACCAATTGATTGATGCCGGTACGCTCTCGAACGTCCAGGGAGGACTGTTGTCGAGAGGTATACGGATACGTTCTGGTAACCTGGACATACAACCAGGACGCTGGCACAAGACTGATGCCGATGCCGAGGAACTGCAAAAAGGTGTCTTCCCGTGGCCGATCAAAGAACCGTCTGGCACATTGTTCAACCTTCTTGGTCTACTGATTGACGCCGGTCAAAGAATAGGGTCCGTATCTGAGGCAATGATGGGATCCATGCCAGGACAGAACACCGCTGCAACGACCGTCATGGCATCCCTGGAACAGGGAATGCAGGTCTTCTCTGCGATCTACAAAAGAACCTTCCGCTCGATGACTATTGAGTTCAGGAAGTGGTTCGAGTTGTCGATGAAGTATGTGGATCCAGAGATGTACGAAGACATGAAGGGTCTGGTCATTCCTATTGCAGATCCCAACATCGTGTCCGCAACCCAGAGAATGGTGAAGGCACAAGCGATCATAGAAAGAGCAACCATGGCACCGCACCTTTACGGTGACCAGGGCATGCTGGAAGCGGAACGACGTTACCTGGAAGCACTCCAGGTCGAAGGCATAGAGACCTTGCTACATCCAGGAGAGTTCCAGGATCCACAGGCACAGGCACAACAGGCAGATACCCAGGCTAACATGCAAGTTGCACAAGATGAGTCCCAGAGAGAGTGGCTCAGAACCCAGGCTAATGCACAGAAAGACCAGGCCACCATCAAATCGAAGGCAATCGATGACACAGTGAAACAGAGAGAAATTGCACTGAAAGAGGTGAAATCGGCAATGGAATATGAAATAGAGAAGGAAAAACTTGGACAGGGACGAAGTTAAGGAATGGGGTGCATCCCCAGTCACTAAAGAACTGATATCCCTAATACAGACCAGGAAAGATCGAATCCTGGAGCGTTTTGTGAGTGTGGATAATATGGTGGACCACGGAAAACTCGTAGGTGAGTTTAGAGGTCTTGAGGACGTAGAACACATGATCGAGGACATACATGAGGATCAAACCAGTAGGAGAGAAGTTGGTCGTTCGTCCGCTCAAAGCGGAACGAGTTACTGAGGGAGGTATCGTAATCCCGGAGAGCGAAGCCGAGAGATACGACCTGGCAGCGATTAAAGCAACAATTGTTGCGGTAGGTCCGCTGGCATTTGAAGCAGAGAAAAAGCATGAGAAAGAATTTGGTGTTGATGTTTCTCATGCGATTCCTCGTCCAGGTAATCTTGTTGCAATGGCTAAGTACGCCGGTTACGAAATCGAGGTCGGTTCTGAAAAACTGAGGGTAGTTATGGATGCCGACATCACAGCAATCCTGGAGGAAGAGGATGGATGAGGCAAAAGAGGAAGCTACTGTAGAAAGTGTGGCCCGTGATATGGGCTGGGCAGATCAAGAAGAGTGGAAGGGTGATCCAGATCAATGGAGACCTGCGGAAGATTTCATTCGCGCAGCACAGTCGATCTCTCAGGACAAGGGAAGTGAAATCATTGACCTGAAGTCGAAGATCGATGGTCTTACTGGTGAACTCAGAAGTATGGGTGTCAACCAGGCCAAACAGATCAAAGTAGCGACAGACGCTGCCAGAGATCGTTTGGAAAAGGAACGTACTCTAGCTGTTGAAGAAGGGGATACGGCAAGGTTCAATGCGATTGATGAACAAATCAAAAGCATGCCAACCCAACCGGACCCTGAAATGGCAAGACGACAACAGGACTTTGAAGCCGGTCTTACTAAGTTCCTAGAACATAATTCCTGGTATAACACAGATCTTGCAATGCAGACCTACGCCAACACGGTAGGTCAGAACCTTGCAACGTCAAATCCACAGGTAGATCCAGACACCTATTACAACACGGTGGAAGAATTGGTGAAGACTCAATTTCCGACGAAGTTTGCTACTGATAGGCCAATGAGCCAAACAATGGCAGTTTCTCCGGACAAACCTGCTGCCAAAGGAAACAGTGCCTGGTCACAACTAAAGGCACAGTATCCGGAAGCAGAGGCTACTTTTAACGATCTCGTAAAACGAGATATCTTCACTAACAAGGACCGAGAGAAGTACGCTAAAGACGTATTAGAACTCTAGGTTCTAATTCATTCACCGCAAGCCACCTACGGGTGGCTTTTTTATTGGGAGCAGAGGAAATGCAAAGAGGTAGACCCAAGAAAGGTCCAGTTCGTCGACGGGACAAAGAAAAGATCGACGGAACACGATACAAGTTGTACGCACCGGAGATTAGCGGTTTCGCTACCCGGTGGGTTAATGACATAAACAATCGTGTTCACATGCTGACGAATTACGATGATTGGGATTACGTCAGCACTCAGGAAATCTCCGACCAGGACGGTCGCGCAATAGTGGGTGATCCCAACGTAACCCCGGAGTTGGCATTAGGAGACCATGTCGCCCGAATCGTTGGTCAGGTGGAAGGCAAACCACTCTACGCCTACTTGCTCAAGAAGAGAAAAGAATTTTACGAGCAAGACCAGGCAGAAAAAGAGAGCGACCTCTTAGAGGTCGAAAGTCAACTTAAACGAAGCAAAGAAAGTGGTGACTTTTCTCACGGCAACGTGGAGATAGGTCGTCGCTGATTTGCTAACCACAGGAGAAATGTCACATGGCAAATGTAGACAATCCCCGCGGCGCACGTCCGGTCAAACGAATGGACGGTGGTGCCGTAAATGTGGCGAACAAGTGGTCTGTTGACTCCAGTAACGGCACTGCCATCTTTATCGGAGATTTTATAAAACTCGAAGCTGATGGTTATGTTGCACCTGCTGCGGCAGCCAACAGCATCCTTGGGGTGTGTGTCGGAGTTCTTGGAGACTACGGAGACTTGACTCGTCGCTATTTACCCGCTTCCACAGCGGGAACGATCCTGGTCTGTGATGATCCTTGGACTATTTTTGAAGTCCAGGAAGACTCAGATAGTTCTGCCTTAACCTTTGCGAATATCGGCAGTAATGCCGATCTCATTGCAGGTTCTGGTTCTACCACGACAGGAATTTCTGCTCACGAAATTGATTCATCAGACATTAAAACAGCTGTCGCACAGCTTCGCATCATTGCAGCGGTACCAAGAGCGGACAATGCGATAGGTGATCAATGTGACTGGTGGGTGATGATCAACGAGCATGCGTTTAACGACGTAGCAACTGGCGCAGGCGTATAGGGGAGAGGAATAAATGGCTATTACAACCACACAAACTCACCCAAAACTATTATGGCCTGGGTTACTCAAAGTCTGGTCAGAATCGATGCACGGGGACTGGGATGAAGAATATTCCAAGATCTTCGACAGCATCAGTTCTGATAAGGCATTCGAAGAGATGCAGCAAGTTACCTACTACGGTCTCGCACCGGAGAAGGCACAAGGTGCTGCGCTCACTTACGATGCAGAACAGCAAGGATACAACAAGCGTTTTACGCACGTCGCGTATGCACTTGGTTTCCAGATCACACGGGAAGCAAAAGACGACCTTCAGTATGTCGAAGTTGCAACCCAACGGATCAAGGCAGTATCCCGCTCCATGCAGCAAACTGTTGAGACGGTTGATGCAAACCATCTTAACCGCGCCACCAACGGCTCCTATACGGGAGCAGACGGTGTCGTGCTTTTAAGTACCGCGCATCCGCGCATTAACGGTGGCACCGACAGCAACAAGCTGTCTACCGCTGCCGACTTGTCTGAAACTTCCATCGAAGATCTGGTAGTCCAGATGTCGAAGGCAGTTGACGATCGTGGCCTGAAGATTCAGGTCAAACCGCAGTCGTTAGTTATTCATCCGAATGATTTCTTTAATGCTAACCGCATTCTAGGATCAAATCTGCAGAATGACACGGCAAACAACGCTATCAACGTGATCAGAGGCCAGGGTGTATTCCCAGGTGGTATCTTGGTAAATCATTATTTATCTGATACCGACCAATGGTTCATTCGCTCGAATGTTCCTGGTTTGTTTCACTTGTGGCGAACCAAACCCGAATTTGCGAACGATGATGACTTCGCTACTAAGAACGACCTGTACTCTGGGTACATGCGTTTCTCAAGTGGTTGGTCTGATTGGAGAGCAATCTGGGGTTCGGAAGGCGCATAAGCCAACCTTTGGAACGTGGCCTCTTAACGGGGGCCACGTCCTTTTTTAGGACGTTCTAAGGAGAACAATACAATGGGAACTCCCACAAGATTTACCAGTGGCGTTGGCACTGCCAAGAAAAATACCAACACTGGATTCTACGGAATGCCAGATCCAACGAAGTGGATCACTTACTTCAACGACTTCACTGAATACGTTGCAGGTGACTGGACTATTACCACGACTGAAGCTGGTTCCGGTGATGCTACGGAAGCCCTGGCATCTACTTCAGCTGGTGGTCTTTTGTTGATCACCAATGACGATGCTGATAACGATTTAGACTTTCTTCAATTGAAGACTGAAGCCTTCAAGTTCGTTGCTGGCAAAAAGACTTTTTTCAAGTCTCGTTTTGCGGTATCTGATGCAACCCAAAGTGATTTCGTCATGGGGTTACAGATTACTGACACAACGCCACTTGTAGTCTCTGACGGTGTCTACTTTCTGAAAGACGATGGCGATGCTTCGCTCGACTTTCATGTTGAAAAGGACGCCAGCGACACTGCTGCTTCTGCTATCGCGACTGTTTCTGATGCCACGATGCTGGTTGCCGGTTTCTATTACGACGGAAAAAGTGCTATCGAGTATTACGTCGATGATGTCAAGCTGGGTACGTCAGTTACAACCAACTTGCCTGATGATGAAGAACTTACTGTTTCGTTCGGCATTATGAATGGTGCTGCAGCTGCAAAAACGATGACTGTCGATTACATCTTTGTATCACAGGAGAGATGATAAATTAGGGGTGGCTTTCGGGTCACCCTCTTTTTTTGGATAAGAGATATGGCAAATACTATTACGAAAACAACTATGCATGATGGACAGAAAAATGCCGTCGTGCATCTCTACTTACTCAGTGATGGATCTGCTGGTGATATCACCGATAACGTACTTGTCGATGCTTCCGCTCTCAGTCCAGCACCCTCGACTGTTCGACTTATGAAACTTTGGTGGTCTTTCTCCGGGTTTACGGG